CTCTCAACATCCACCGCACCGATCAGTTCCTCTACGAACAGCTCCGTGACATGTGCGAAATATGGCATGTCTACCGCAAGGAGAACGACCCCAAGACCAACGCCATCCGCGTCACCCGCTCCGTGGTTAGCTACCATGTCACCGACAAGGTCGCCGTGCATGAGCTGCTGCCCTACGCGCACGGGCAATATCCCTTCATCGAACTCCCCCGCGAGCGCGCCACCCGCCCTCTGCTAGAGAGCCGTGGCATCCCCGAGTTGGTGCAGACTGCGCAAGAGGAAATCAAGATTCAGCGCGACTTCCGCTCCGACCGCGCCAGCATCAGCATCCTTCCGCCCGTCAAGGTGCCGGCCAACCGGGGCAAGTTTGACTTGGTCCTCGGCCCCGGCATGCAAATCCCCGAGCGCCGCCCCGGCGAGATCGAGTGGATGAATCCCCCTCGACCCGACATGGGCAGCATCGAGGTAGAAGCCGCCACCCGTGCTGACGTGGACAATTACTTTGGCCGCATCAGCGATGCCGTCCCGCAGCAGCGCTACATGCTCCACACGCAGGAGCTAATCGACTCTTGGCTCATAGATATGAAGCTGTGCATCGCGCAGACCATGGCGCTGGCGCAACAGTATATGACTCCCGAGGAGGTCGCGCGCATCACCGGCAATGCCCAGTTGGCATTCAACGCATCGCCCCAAGACATCCGGGGCCGCTTCGACATTACCGCTGAGTTTGACGCGCGCCTCCTCGACAACGAAGCGCTCGGCGCAAAGCTCGACTACCTCGCCAAAGTGCTTGTCCCGCTCGACAGCTTTGGCGTCATCGACCGCGCTGGCTTGGTCAAATACATGTTCCAAGCCGTTGACCCGAATCTTGCTGGCCTCTTGGTGCAAGACATCGGCGCCGCCACCGCCGCCGAACAAGAAGACGAACAAACCGCCTTCGCCAAAATCGCCGCAGGCACCGAACCCCCGCTCAAGGAGGGCGGCCAAAACGCGCAAGTAAGACTGCAAACCCTCCAGCAGATCATCCAGTCAAACCCCGCCGTCCAGCAGCGCTACCAGCAGGACGAAATCTTCCGAAGCATGATCGACGCGAGAGCACAAGCCTTCCAGTTCCAGCTCCAGCAGCAACAAAACGCAGTAATCGGCCGCACCGGCGCCCAGCCCGCACTGCAAAAGATGGCGCAAGAACAGCAACTCGGCATGTCCGCCCAACCCGCCGCCTAACACATGCATCCCAACGTCTCAGTCAGAAACATCGCCGGTCTAAACATCCCGCAGCACAACGCGGTTGAGCTGAATTACGTCTCCACGACAAACAATCTTTCCACGGTGGTCTACAAAGAAGGCAGCCAGACAGTCGCCACGCTCACCTTCACCTATGTCGGCGGCACGCCGTCCAGCGATGACGCAAAGATCGCCACCGTCACCCGCTCTTAAATCTCCAATTTCTAATCTCAAATGCCTTGGACGTTTAACCCATTCAGCGGCACGTTCGATCAAAAAGGATCGGGCGGCGGCGGCGGTGCGTCCTATATCGACGGCGAGGTGCAAAACTTCAGCGCATTGCCCACCGCCAACCCGCCAGCCGTAGACAGCGCCTACCTCGTCCGCGAACCCGAAGGCACTTGGCTCATCAACCGCAAGCCCGCGGGCATCTACATTCGCGTTGCCACCACCGGAACACGCGCAACTGACTGGACCTACGCGGGGATTCTGCCGGATGTCTTCAACGACGCCAACTTCCTCCTCTATGACAACGCGGACAGCTCCAAAAATCTAGCCTTCCAACTCAGCGGCATCACCACCGGCACCACCCGCACGCTGACCGTGCCGGATGCCTCTGGCCGCATCCAAGTCGAAGGCCAGCCCATCGGCAACACCACGCCCGCCGCAGGCACCTTCACCACGCTCGCAGCCAACAACGGCACGCTCACGGCGTCCGCGCCTGTGCTGGATTTGGCGCAGACTTGGAATGCCAGCGGCACGACTTTTACTGGGCTAAACCTTTCGTTGACCAATACGGCAAGCGCCAGTGCAAGCTCTTACTTCAATATCAATCTTGATGGTGGCGAGGCGTTTGCCATTCGTCGTGGCGAATCAAACGTCAACGCCACGCTAATTAGGTGCGGCGGAAGCGGCTTGAGGTGGACTGCACGCACGCGCACAGGAGGAGGCGTTGGATTAAACTTTGCGGATACATTAGGTATTGGCTCATCGTTAGAGTTTTTGGCTACCGCATCGGGAACAGCGGCAGGAGATGTTGCCCTTCTACGAGATGGGGCTTCCGACACGCTCGCCCAACGCCGCACGACCAACGCCCAAACCTTCAACATCTACAACACCTTCACCTCCACCACGAACCACGAACGCGGCTTCCTCAAGTGGTCGAGCAACGTGTTTCAGATCGGGGTGGAGGCTGGGTCTGGCGGCGGATCTGCACGCAATATCGAATTTATTCGATCTGGCGTGGCTCAACTAACAATCGGAAACACCAGTCACTCTTTCAACGGCGAAGTATCGGCGGGGAATATGGCGGTAAATGCAGCGGGTCAATTTAGGTGGCTTGGAAGCCGTTCACGCATTGCCAGTCCTGCCAACAGCAGGGTGCAGCTACTCAACAACGCTTCGGACGGTTTTGATCGGCTTGCGTTCGGGCCAGAAAGTTCCAGCTTTCCCGCGCTTAAAGTCAGCACCACAACGCTTCAAGTGCGCCTTGGCGACGACAGCGCGTTTACCGCCATCCAAGGCAAGCTCACCACCGAGACGGCCTACACTGCTGGCGCACCGACCGCCACGGGTTACCTCGTCGTCTACGACTCCAACGGCACCGCCTACAAGGTGCCAGCCGAGGCACTGTAATTATGCTAACCAACCCTAATCCCATCGAAGCGCCCGCCGTTGCCGCCAAGGTCTACGACCGCCTGCACGTTTACAGTCTGTCCGCCATCCAGCCGACCACTGATTCCGGCAGCATCACCGTGGAGCTTCTGCCCGCTACGGCAGACGGCGAACTCGCAAACGGAAGCCTCGTCCAAAAGATAACCGCGCCGTTGACGCCCGAAATCATGGCAGCGGTTCCCGAACTCGCCGCCGCGTTCGCCGCAGTCCTCGCCGCGATTCCCGCGACCCAAGCCTACTTGGCCAGCCAGCAGGAGCAGCCCAATGAATAAGCAAGTCACACTCACCGAGGCAGAGGCCAAGATCGTCATGCAGTGCTTGGATCTCGCCGTCAAAACTGGCGGATTGAACGCAGCAGCGCAAATACTGCCGCTGGCTACGAGCATTGAGAAGCAACTCACGGAGGAAGCACCCGCTGCTGAATAATGAGGACTGTCACCTTACAGTCTATTCTCCTCCGCGCATGGCAACGTGTCGGCAACGATGCGTCCACCATCGACGCGATCCCATCCGGCGCCAAGACCATGATGACCGCCGCCGCCAACGAACGCATCGCCGACTGCTGGGAATGGGCCGACTGGCCTGAGCTTATGCGCGTCGAAGAACGCACCGTTGAAGGCAACGAGACCAACGGCTACTTCATCCCCTACGAGCAGAGCGGCCAGACGCCGATGGGCGAAGTCTTCGCCGTCCTCCGCGACAACCCCGCAACACACGTTGCACCCCGCCAGATTGGCTTCACCCTCCTCGGCGACAACGTGCGCTTCCCGCAAAGCGCCGACCTGCCAACCACCGTCTGGGTCAACTACCGCGTGCGTCCGACCGAATACAGCGCCAGCAACCTCTCGGCGACAGTTCCCGCCGTCATAGCAAAAGCAGTCGCGCTCATGCTGACCTCCGACCTCCTCACCGAAGACGGCCAGCTCGACAAGGCACTCGCCATGGAACAGATGGCCGAGTCCGAGCTGATCTCCCAGCGCGACAAATACTATTTCCAGCAGGGGCAGCCATCCACATGGACAGCCCGCGTCAACCAATACTAAATTATGCACCCGAATACCCGCATCACCAACCGCACGTCCGGCAGCCAATTCATCGGCGACACCAACACCGTCACCGCTGACATCGTCTCCATCGACGTGATGACC